TTATAGCCGTTCACCACAATTTCGCTGGGCCGAGTGGTAAGAGCAATCAAGTCCGCGATAGTATTTACCCCCGCAATACCAGTGGCACCTGTCGGGCCTTGCGTGCCGGTTGGTCCAGTAGCTCCCGTAGGACCGCCCGATGGGCCTGTGGCACCCGTTGGTCCCGTGGCGCCAGTGATGCTTGCGCCCGTCGCTCCAGTTATGCTGGCTCCGGTAGCCCCCGTAACACCTGTCGCGCCTATAGCTCCGGTAGCTCCGGTATTGGATGCCGACCCTGGCGATCCAGTCGCGCCCGTTGGACCAGTCGGCCCAGTGGCTGCAGCACCCGTTGCTCCAGTGGGGCCCGCAGCGCCCGTTGGTCCAGCAGGCCCGGTCGGTCCAGTAGTCCCACTTACGCTGCCAACAAAAGCTGCAATCTGCTGGGAAGTGACTTGAACGGAATTGCCCGCCTGGACCGTCTCAAACGGCTCTGTCCCGTCAAGCGCGGTTCCCGCCGGCAGGTCGGGGATGGTGATATTGCCGGCCATTACGCCTCGTCATCCGAGAATGGCTCGGTGCGCGGGTTCTGCACAGGAATTGGATCGGCCGGGATGATGATGGCACGCAATTGCTGCTGCGGGCGATCAAGGCAACGCGAACATACCAACAGGCGGATATTTTGTAATTGAGTTCCGCGCCAATCAAACTGCCAGCGTAGATCAACCCTGTTATGCCACAGGGCGCACCTATCGCAGACAGCAAATGCTTGCGGGCGAGTTGAGGAAGTGCGAGCCCTGCCAGAGCGTGATGCATAGCCCATATTATGCGGCCTTAAACAAATCTAGTTGTTCCTTAGATTTCCGTTTCTCTTTGCGAGCTGCCTCTCTCTTGATGGCAGCAATACGCATCAATTCTTTGCTAGCAGCCGTATGCGGAACACGCGGTCGCCCCGTACAAGCTTTGCGTTGAGCTTCGCGAGTTTTAGCAGATATGCCGCGTTTCTTGGCGGCCACCTTCATCTTTAGAATTGTCTCTGGCCTATGCTTGCGGCCCGAACTGGTTCTAGAAAGTTTTGCGCGAGTCTCAGCGGATGCTGGTGGTTGTCTCTTTTGATATTCGGCTGCCAATCGCCTTTGTTCTGGATCTTCAAATCTTTTCTTGTGCGCCAAAGAAATCTTCTGACGCACCTCTGCTGATGGATTTCTTAATCCCTCTCCACCAGCCGTCATGTTGGCAAGATTATCTTGTCCATAAAACGCGATACGTGAAATTTCTAAAGCTATTGCCGCGTCAGACGAAAGCCTATCGGCAATAATTCTAACATCCACCGATAAGCCCATTGATACCAATTTAGAAACAATTGCTTTGTGATATCTGTTTCTGAAATGCTTCAATGTCCACGCACGTTTTCCCTTCCCTTTACCCACATAGAAACACACGCCCGTATCGGGACGCCAGTGTTCGTAAACATAGAAGGAAAAATCGTTGGTCATGGTCTGTAATAAGAACTTAGCATAGGGCTGACGTAAAAATTTGAACTCTCTACGTCCTGTGCCGCTGCGCGCTGATACGAGCGATCGGCAAACGGCTGCAGCGCGGGTATCAACGGCGGATTCCAAGTGCGCGCCAGTTCCAACGCCATGCCGTTGGCAAAAGCGTTCAGCCAGCGATAGGGAATGTCCACCGTCTGACCTGATGTGAAGTTGGCGTCCTGAACCTGCGTCACGCGATAGTATTTGAAGAACTGCGCGCTCGTTCCATCCGGCACCGGCCACAGCGTTACCGTGGGACTAATGAGCCTGTCGAACCAGTAGACGGTCGTGAAGCCCTGCTGCGTCTTGTTCGGATAGCTCGCGTATTCGGAGCGGCTGATGGTAGTGACGATGCGATCAATCGGCGGCGCAATTCCATTGTCGATGGTCATGTAGGCATCGAGCAGAACGATGGTCTTGGGGTCCACGGCATAGGTCGATACGCCTTGCACCACCGGAACCGTGACCAGATCGACCTTCCACAAGTCCGGCCCCATGTTCGACCACTCGGCCAGCATCAGGTTCGCCGCCATGCGGGCGCTGACCATGTGTTCCTGCAAGAGCGACGTGTTGCGCACCCCGGCGAGGTTGAACGCATAGAGGACGATCTCACCAAGCGTCGGGTTGAATGCGTAGATTCCGGACGTTGCCATCAGGCCGCCTTCTGCTCGCTCAATTTTTCGCGGGCAAACTTAGCGTTGGCCTCGATGCGCTCCTTGTACTCTGCCGGATAGGTATGGCTTCTCGACAGCAACGCTTCGCACGACTGCAGGGATTGATCGTAATGGCCCGAGTGATAGGAACTGACCGCGAACTCGTCCAAAAGGCCATACTGATAGACCCACGGTTCGAGGAACAGCCCACCATCGGGCATCGACGCGACCAAGCCTCTAGCCGCCGCGTAGTAGCCGTCGGCAAATCGACCTGCATCGCGATAGTATTTAGCGAGCCCATGCCATGCCTCGGAGCGGGCAACACAAACCGCGATAGCGCGCCCGAAGGTCTGGATGATCTTGTAGTCGGGGTATTCCTTCTCGACCATCTGACGCGCCGCCCACAGCAGGCTTACATAGACTTCCTCGATCCAGCCTCCCTGGTCTGCCCTGCGTAGGTAAGCCTCGATGGACTTCTCATGCTCTCCAGCATCTCGCCAGCTCTGTCCCAGATAGAACGTGTTGCGCTGGACCATCAGCGGGTCGGTTTCCTCCGCGATGGCCTTTTCCAGAATCGCAGCATCCTTGATGAACCGCTGCGGGTCTTTGCGCCTGTCACCATCCCGTCCGCAGTTGATGATCAGCGGCAGATGGCCTTCGGTCTTGGACCCCTCGCAGGTAATGAACTCGTGCAGCACTCCCTTGTAGCACCATGGCAGAGTGTTCTTTACGAGTTGCTGGCGACGGTGGAGGACGTTCCCGTAGTGGATGTCGAAGTGGTAGTTGTCCTTCGTCAGGTCCGGCATCACGAACCCTTCGGGGATCGTGAGCGTATCGTCGGCATCGATAATCATAGAGTAGTCGGCCTTCGGACGCGCCAGTGCCAGCGCCTCGCTGCGATTGTGCGCGAAGTCCTGCCAAGGACGTTCGTGCAATTCGCCGGGAACATCCTTGATGTGACGCATCTCATCGAAGAACGCCCGGATTACTTCCTGCGTACCGTCCGTTGAGCCCGTATCAACGATTGTCCAGTGGTCTATCAGGGGCAGCACGGTATGCAGGCATCGCCTGATGATGCTGGCCTCGTTCTTGACGATCATGCAGAGGCCGATGGTCGGCTTCCTGTCTGCCAGATACTTGATGGCCGCTTCCTTGGCTCGGAGATAAGCATCATCCGGGTCTCGGGGTGGAAACTGCTCTACAATGCGCTGGCTGGACGGAAGCCCTGCCACGTCACGCTGTTCCCACATCCTGACGATTTCATCGAGGTTGGGGGGCACAGCAAGCCCCATGCGTTCGCGCATCCTTGCGGCGGTTTCCAGCCTCTCCTTGCGCGTGGCCGAATAAAGCCGCCACCACAAGTCCATATCCCGCAGGCGAGGATTGGAACTGCTGCCGTTGTGAACCATCAGCAGGTTTTGTGGAATCGCAATCGTATTGCCCGTCAGAAACGAGGCCAGCTCGTTGCAGGCCGTATCCGAGAACCAAAATGGGAACCGCTCATCCAGAAAGTATCCGACTTCCTCGATCCATTGCCGGGTCACGATGATGTTGGTAGCCTGCCCCGGACTGGCTGTATCGTTCCAGGCCAGAACCCCAGGAGCCGTCATGTTCTCAACAATGATCTGGTCCCAGCTATGACAAGCCACGATTCCATCATCCGTAAGCGTGACGATGATATCGGCTTCCGTGAGGTCTACACACCTATTCCAGCACGCACCTATACCCAGGGGCCGTGGGCCGATGTTTACTCGGGCATCAAAGTCGTAGGCTATGCTGGCCGCATCGTCGTCATCGATCGACACGATGTACTCGATATCATGCTTACCTGAGGCAAGCGTGCGCGCCACGTCCAGCATGGTCTTGGCCTGTGCCGGACGGCCCCGCGTGGCAAGGATGGCTGCGATCTTCATATCAATCCGGTTCCATCGATCAGCCATTCCGTCGATGTGAGCTTGACGGCCCTCGCAATTCCCGAAGCTATCAGGGTGCGCGTGCCCGTGGTGCCCACTGTGCCCGCCAGATACATCGCATCCGTGGTGATGGCGATGCTGAGTTCTCCCGCGCCATGCTCGTTCACGAAGACAAGCGACGTACCAGCCGCATAGGCAACGCTGGCGTTGCTGGGAATGGTGAACGTGGCGGCCGTCGTGGATGCAGATGGATGCATGAGGATGGTGTTGGCATCGCCCGAGACTGCCGTGTAGTTGGTCACCTTGCTGCTGACGCTAACTCCCAAAGACCCGGTGGCGCCCGTGGCCCCCGTAGAACCTGTGGCACCGCCCGTAGGTCCTGCCGCTCCGGTCGGTCCCGTGGCTCCAGTCGCGCCGGCCGCGCCAGTTGCACCTGTAGCCCCTGCCCCGCCAGTGGCGCCCGTAGCGCCCGTGCTGCCGGTCGCGGAACCCGTAGCGCCAGTTCCGCCTGTGCTGCCGGTTGGCCCCGTTGGCCCCGTAGGGCCGGTGGCGCCGGTAAAGCCGGGACTGACGATGGAGAGGCCCGAGCCGGGGAGGGAAAGGCCGCTGCTCATCGCATCGCACTCGAGGCTTGCTGGAACGTAGCCGTTGCGCCGGCAGTCCCCGTCGCCCCGCTATTGACCACGATGCGGGCAAAGGCCGGTGCAAACTCATAATTGGTCTGGAGGCTGGCCGTCGCAGAAACCACCGTCGCATCCGCGCTGTTAAGCCATGTCATGCTCGCTATCGACACCGGGTTCACCGGGGCATTGGGATCGTCCAATGTCTGCTGGATGGTGTAGTTCACCGTGCCCGACGCATCGATCTGTATCGCCACCTCAGGTAATGCATAGTCGTCGAACCGCACCCAGGACGATCCGGCGCTGCCGGTCGTGCCGATGGCGATCGTGCTGGCAAGCCCCGTGCTGGAAACCGCACTCGTGAGCGTCTTGTAGTCCAGCACCGAGGCCACGCCTCCGGTCGCACCGGGAAGCGTAACAACCTCAGTTGCAGCCTGCCCACCGAACGTCGTGCCTGTGAGAGTAACCGTGACCGCGCTCTCGTTGGCATTTACCGTGAGCAGCACTCTGCGGGGCTGGTCGAACGTGGCAACGCCCCCGGACACCGCAGGGCCAGCAAGAGTGAGGCTGATAGGGCCGGCCCCGGTGGCTGCGATCGCTGCCCTGGCGGAAGTCGAACTGGCTGCCGTGAGCCCCGCTATACCGACTGAAATCGGGCGCATCTGAGTTTCCTTTCCACAGGCGCGCCGGATTTACGCTGTCAGGGCACGCCCTCTCTAGTGCCCCGGTGGGCCTAATCGATGTCAGTCGTCCGATGATCCTTCGGGGACGTACCCGCATGCGCAGACGACAGCGGGCTGAAGTTGGAACCCGTTCTCCCACCTGCCTTACGCGGTGCCCGGCCGGCGTGAACCTTGGGCTTGCCATGCACGGGGCCGATATGCTTGGCGTGCTTCATGTGCTCGCCCTTCTCGTGATGGACCGCCACGCCGCCGTGCTTGCGCTTCTTGCGCGCTCGGCCGCCGTGCTTCTTCTCTTCGGCTGCGTCCTCGATTTTCGGGGCGTTGACGCGACGTTCCGGCTTTTCGTTTTCCTCTTCCTTCCAGTCGTCGCGGGGCGAGCCGAAATCCTTCTCGCCCGTCTCTTCGCCGCCAGAAGCCTTCTTGTGCCGCTTCTTGCTCATGGTTCTTGCTCCTAAGCCTGGGTTACGCCGAATAGGCCGGTCATCGACCCGACATTGGTCGGCGGCGGCGATTGATAGATAACCAGTTGCCTGGTGCCGTTCGATGCCGATTGCGTCGCATAAGTGCCGCGAACATCGCCTGATGTCGTGGTGGCCGCGGTGGTCACACCCGCCAGATAGCCGGTGGCAGCTATGATGATGCCGGCATTCCAGTTGACGAACACATCCTGGAATGAAACCGACGCCAGCGGGAAGCCATAGACATCCCCGGTGCCGACCGTGATCGTCGCCCCGACCGTGCCGACCGGCGTGACGCTGGCAATGTACTTGAACGCCTTCTTGCCCGACACCAGAGCCGCGCCGTTAGCGGTAATCGCCTCGCTCATCGGATAGCCGTAGATGTCGTAGCCCTTCACGGTGTAGACAGCCGAGTCGCCCGCCGCCGTGGTGATGGTGACGTTGCGGCCCAGCATGCAGAGCGGATTGTAAAGGCCGACGCTGCCGTTGACGCCGAACGGAATACGCGGCACGCCATTGATCCCGGCGGTGCCAGTGATGGTCGTTGAAGTGACGGTCTGCGGCGTATCGACGATATAGGTGCCCGTGCCACCAGTACCCGTACCCAGGCCGATGATTGTGGTATTCGCGGTAACGCCTGTGCCTGACAGTACGCTGCCGACCGTGAAATTGGCGGGCGACACCGCACCGACAGCCGTGAACACATTGCCGGCAATCGTGCTGGTGGCGCTGGAGGCCGTCAGCGCATCAATCAGCAGCAATCCCGTAACCTGTGCTCCGGTGGCCGCATTGATGACCTTGGCAGCGACCGTAATGCCCGCAGCAGTAGAGCTGGCAAGCGTCACCGCCGTAGCCGTAACCGGCGTCTGGGATGCCGCGATATTATTGGCCGCCAGGGTCGATGGAACGAAAGAAAGCGTCTCGATGTTGGTGACGCCCTGCCAGCCATATAACGGACTCGTTACCGGCTGACCGGGGTTGTAGCCTTCATACGAGCGCTGATCGAGAAGTGCCACGCCGCCGAATATCAGCGATGGGCCGCCATCGGGATTGTAGTCGCTCCCGCTGGCCGCCTGATTGAAGACGATCAGCGGACCTGTGTTAGCAGAGATGGCCATGGATCATCCTTTTAGCGCAGAGTCGGTAATCGGCACCACGTTCGTAGCCCGATGCTTTTCGATATAGTCAGCCGCACGCCGAAGAATGGCGGGGTCGTCCTTGAGTTTTCCAATGGCCTGATTGCAAGCAGTGCAGAGCAAGCCGCGAACCGCGCTAGTTTCGTGATCGTGATCGACCGCGAGAGACTTTAGCACACCATCGCGCTTCTCAGTCTCTTCCTGTTCGCAGATCGCGCACTTGCCATTCTGGGCAACAAGGATCTTGCCATACTCAGCTAGGGAAATACCAAACTTGCGCTGAAGGTCGCTTTCCTTCCAGAACAACGGGAACTGCTCGCGATGCGCTTTAAGATACTTGGCATTATCAAACGTGCTGACCACCTTGCGAGCAAATTCAAGGTTCTCAATCCGAAGATTGAGAGTGTCATCATCCTTGAAGGAAAGACTTGCCGCAGGCCACTCGCGATAATGAAGCAGCCATGCTAGCCGCTGCGCCGGAATGCTGGCGCCACGAATACGCACATAACGATAAGAGATTGGCTTGCCATCGCGTCCCGCTCGCGTGGCTTTAACGCTACCGGCCTCACTGCCAATCATTACGTTCTTGGCGGGCTTGATCTTCCACCAGATTTTTCCGGTTTCGGCGTCATAAGCCAGCATCTCTTCGACATCTTCAAAAGACAGACCCCATTCAGACATAGCACTCTCCTCGCTCCCACCATGGGAGACGTTGAGTTGTACTACGTTGTCTGTGGATTGTCTACCCTTCATAGCCCTAAAGCCTATTTTATTTATAAATCAAACGGTTGGGAACGATCCATATACCGATCTCCAATTGTAGTATCCGAACGAATACCTCTCGTAGCCCTTAACTAGAAGGTTATCAGTGACGAAATCCACCTGCATATCCGTCTCGAACTTGATGCGCTCCATGTAGGAGAGCCCGTCGATATTGGTGAGCAAGAACCATGGGAAAGCCGACGTGAGATAGTCGTTGGTCATGTACGCTTCCGGCAGGCCGCCAGAGGTGGACAGGATGGCGTTCACGTCGTTGTCGTTGGTGCCGGGGCGAAGCTCGGTCTTGAGCAGCCGGATGGCCACGGGTTCGTTCTGCGGGGCTACGATCAGCTTGCGGGCGCGAGCAAAGATCTTGAGGCCAGCTTGGTCCTTGAAGTTGGTGCGAACCGCAATCATGGCAATGAGCAAGCTGCCTTCGTTCAGGTCCACGTCAATCGTCGGCCGATTGGCTACCGTGCCGCCGTCGATCGGATGGGCCGTCGAGCAGAGTGCTACGCCATCGCCTTGGATGGTGGCATTGAAGGTCGTTGCCGTGTTGAGGATGTTGGCGCCGTAGATTTCCTTCGTCTGCTGGAAGGATTCCATCAGGCCCAGGTTGGATGGATGGAACTGCGTCTTGTAGAGGTTGTCATCGATGGCCTTGCGGGTCATCGCGTAGCCAAGAGCAATCTCGATATGCTCTTGGTTGTAGACGTACCGTTCACCAGCTTGGTTGTCGAAGGCAGTCTGGCCGCCCTCAGTCTTCAACTGCGCGAGGCCCATGTACCGCATTTCGGCGGTACGCTCCAAGGCCATCATCGAGTTGTGCTTGGTGAAGATTTTATCGTACTGGCTGGGTATCTGTTCGTACCGGCCTTCCACGCCGCGCAAACCTGGCAGGAGCAAGTCCTTGATATGTGCAAGATTGATTGCCATTGGGGCTGCTCCTCAGGTGATGCCAGTCGGGCCGGCGCCGTTCGTGCGCAGCCACTCGTTGTTGAACCCGACCACGACCCAGTTGTAGGCAGTCGTCGGATCGGTCCCGACCGCACCCGGAGGCGCCACGATCAAATCCGTCACGATGAACGGAAGAGTGACCGTGGTAGCAAGCCCGCTGAGATATGCGCCGGAAAGGCCGTTCGCGGTGCTGCCCGTGCCAATGGTGTAGTTGCAGTATTGGCCGACCGGGGAACTGAGCTGGCTTGTCAGCGTGCCGGTGATGTTGAAGTCGGTGCTGTTGCCCATCGCAACGAACCGGGCGTTGGGGTCATCGATGATCTTGGCGTTCACGTCGCCATTCGCATCGGAGCCAGGCCAGTAATTCGACCACACCATGCGCTTCTGTGCAGTCGATAGGTAGTTGCATCCATCGAAGATGCCGCAGCAGACAATCGTGCTTGCGGTGCCCTGATTGATGAACCCAGTCGCGGTGGTGATGTTCGGCTGGACCGGATCACCCTGATAAATGGCGCCTGCAGACGAGAGAACCTTGCGGTTCGTCAGAGCGAAGGTCGGCGCACCGCCCGAGCCGCCGTAGTACTGCGCTAGACCAAACGGAGAATTACTGTTCGCCATTACGTCATCTCCTTTGCAGGAGGCGACATATCTGGCACCGGGCCGATTATGTTCGCGGGAAAAATCTAACCCGCCCACCGGGGGCAGGGGCGACTAAAGTCGCGGCGCAATCAATATGTTGAAAGAATTTGGCTTTGTAAAGCCAGATATTGCCCAAAAAGAACGCCCCGACTTAGGGGCGCTAAGGGACCACGTTTTGACTGCCCTGTGAGGCTAGCCTATTTCTGCGGGATAGGCATCGGCTCGTAGCTCTTGCCCACCCTTGTTGCCACGCGGGGGTCTGTCCCTCGCTCAAACGTCCCAGGAGGGGTGGCAGATAGCTGCTGCTCCTTCATGCGGACCTGATTGAGCGCATCCATGTTCGCCAGCATGCGTGCGCGGTCGGTCACGATCTTGGGCCTTTCCATCAGGATTTGCCCTTTGCGCTCAATGACTTCCCAGTGGCCCGTGCTGGGCATCAGCTCGGGGTGACGCTTCGCCGGCACCGCCGTCCAGCCCGCCTTGGCAAGCTGGATCTGGTAGGCCGGGTCTTCCGCTCCAGCCACCGTGCGGCGCTTCCATTCGTAGGACCAGCCATCGGGGATGATGCGGAGGTCGAAGTAGAACTCGTCGGTGCCCGTAGCCCCGTCGTCATTGTCCATGATCTGCTTGGCGCGCTGCTCGGCAAGCTCGCGGGATGACAGGCCGCGCATTTCGGCACGGGGTTCCTCGCGCATGGGAGGCCGCTCGGGGGCGGCGGCAACGGGTGCGGCCATGTTCATCTCGGCAGGCGACGGCTGGACTTCATCCTTGGGCTTGTTCTTGGAGCCAGGGGGCCGACCGGCATGGCGGCGCGGGGGTGCGGGTTCGTTCATGGTTCCTCCT